TATCGCGGGATGGAGCAGTTGGCAGCTCGTCGGGCTCATAACCCGAAGGTCGGAGGTTCGAGTCCTCCTCCCGCTACTTAAAGGCCGATAACGAACTGAATTTTAGTTAGTTACGGCCTTTTTTCTAAAATAACCGGGACAATTCCGGGACAAAATATTTGTCTGAATTGGCTTGAAAATCAACATTCTACATTTTTGCGTCGGGTCGCTGACCGCGAAAATGTAAAAAAAATGTTGTCTGTAAAAACTGCGCGAAATTCTGCGTTAAACGAGATCCTCTCGTACACCTATCCCCGTTTGCATACGGGCGCTTGCTGGTTCATCAGCTTTTACGCCTTCGACCCAGCAACGGGCAAAATGCGTCGAAAGCGGATAAAAATTAATTCCGTCGGGACGGCCACCCAGAAGCGGCAATATGCCGCGCAGGTATGTCACCGGCTGTCTGCAAAGCTGGAAGCTGGCTGGAATCCTTGGATAGAGGCGGATGCTGATCGCTCCTACAAACTATTTTCTGACGCACTGATTCATTATCGAAATTACATTACCAAACTCTTGAATGACGGAGTACACCGGGCATCTACGCATCACGACTATATCTGTTTTGCTCGGATAATGGAAGAATGGAACGATAATCAGCGGGTGTCTATACGGTATGTCTATCAATTCGACCGGGCTTTCTGTGTCCGTTTTCTGGACTATGTCTATATCGAACGGAAGAATTCGCCACGCACACGCAACAATTATTTGGCTTTCCTTCGGTCGTTCAGCGCCTTTTTGGTGCAACATCTGTATATCAAAGAAAAACCGACGGATGGGTTGGTTAGTATTGGCAAGGCTTTGCTCAAAAAAGAACGTAAGGTTATTGCCGTGGATGATATGCAACGCCTGCATGATTGGCTTCAGGAGAATAACCGTTACTTCCTTCTGGTTTGCTACTTTCTGCACTACATGCTTATCCGTCCGAAGGAAATTGCCAAGCTCCGGCTGTGTGATATATCCGTCAGTAAACAGACGGTCTATATTGACGATACAATCTCGAAAAATAAGCGATCTGCATTTGTCACTATGCCCCAGAAGATTATCGAGTTGATGGCCGAACTTGGGTACTTTAATGCTCCGAGTACCCATTACATATTTTCCAAGGATTTCAGACCGGGGCCGGAGTGGGTAAACGAAAAGACTTACCGCGACTTTTGGAGCCGGAAAATCCGTCCTGCTCTCCGCTTTCCCAAAGAGTACAAATTTTATAGTCTGAAGGATACCGGAATTACCGCGATGCTCCGTGCTGGGTATGATACCCTTTCGGTTAAAGAACAGGCGCGGCACTCGTCGCTATTGATGACCGATGTCTATACGCCGCAGGATCTTCGGGATGCAAATCCGCTTTTATTGAATTATCAGGGTGTTCTATAATTTGAATTTCTGGAATGTATTTTTGTTATCTTTGCCTAACCAACAGTAAATAATTTTGCGTATGCATACAGATGATTTTGATGGTGTTGTAGTTCCTATAAATGGTACAACATATTATGTTGCTGGGACTGTACCTGATAAAACATTGATTACTGTTTCTGACTGTAATAGTTTGTTAAGAGATATAATAAACTGTAAGCCAGTTAGAGATTATTATCATTCGACTTTGTCATCTGATCAATGGGCGCAATTATGTGTTGCAATGGATGTAGTAAGAGATAGCCAAAGAGCCATCGATAAATTTCAGGGAATAGACCAAATAAACTACAATCATGGGGATGCACTTTATATTTATGGGCTTCTTAACGCATTTTTTTTACAAGAAGATGCGATAAGAACAATATGGAAAATTATTTTTAAAAACGAACTTAATTATGCCACCTGCTATCTGAATATTGAAAAAATTAGGGGTTTTCGTAATGATGTGTGCCATGCTACAAATCGAAAAAACGGCATTGAACAGATATTTATGAGTCCGCCGACAGTAACAAAACACGGATTCGACTATTTAAAATATTCAACGCCAGAAGGGAAGCGAGAATTGATTACAATTCATGTCGATATAGATGATTGCATTGCCAAGCAAGCCCATGACATTAAAGCTATACTTTGTAAAATCTGTAAAAAAATATTGTCATCCATTTCTCCTGATGTTCAAAAGGAGTATTTGGAGCCGTGGTCGCAAGCAATGAAGGCATTATGATTTTTCACTCAATAGAGTACCAGACAATAAATCCCTCGCCAAGGCGAGGGATTTTGTCATTTGAAATATTTGTTCTTGAGTGCGACCAGCTTGTCCCAATAGGTGACGATCAAGCCGTCCATGTGGTAGTGATATTCCCCGGCATAGTTGGGCACGCCACCGAGCCGATTTGCCGACCTCTCCGTGTAAAAGTGGTAGTAGTTCGCCGCCCGGCAGAAAAGGCAATGCAGGCCGCTCGGAATTGCAAATACGGGCAACCATAGCCAGCCCCAGCGCCGCGACTGTCGGACGTGGCCGAACTCATGGTCGTAGACCGGTTCCCGGTCGATGTTCCCCGGCTCGATAAAGACGTACCGCCCAAGCGTCATGCCGCCCCGCACATGCTTCGTCGCATAGAACACGGCCCCGCGTTGCTCGGTGATTTTCACGCGGTCAAAACAGAATGCCAAGCACACAAGGCCGATCAGGTTCTGCGGGAGCTGCCACAAGTAGAGTGGTGCCGCCCATGCTTGTTTCAGAAATTTCTTCATCGGTTCCGTTTTTTAAGTTCGATATAATCGGTGTAGACGATTCGCGTATGCGGGTTCGACGACATGACCTCCTGCCGTATCGCTTTCGTTCCCCAGCGGATGAAGAGGAAGCGCCGCGGCACCCGATGTACGACCTGCCGGAGCGTGTCGGTGCTCTCGACGCGGCATGCGACCGAGTCGCGCTCGATCAACCCCTCGACCGTCACCCACGGATCGCGCCAGCGAAATGTCTGCATCGAGTCGATAATGACCGCCCCGGCCGGGGTCTCCCGGACGACGGCTGTGTCCCGGAGTTTTGCCCGCAGTTTTACGACGGTCGCCGTCGCGGTCTTGGCCGTCGATTCGATCCGCTTGAGTTTAATGCCGAGGTCGCGGATGCTCTCGGCATCTGCCGCCCGGAGTCGCTCCAGCTCCGAGACGCGGAGATTCAGCACCATGTTCGACGCGGCAGCCTTGCCTGCCTTTGTCCGGTAGATTTCGACATCGGACATCAGCGCGGTCTGGTTCGACTCCAACCGACGGCGTTCGCGCTTCTCCGATCGGAGAAGCGCACTCTGCACCCACAGCAGGCCGCCCGCTATAAGCAGGGATATGAGCAGGAAGCGTTTCATGCCTTTTCGAGCGTTTTGGAGATTTTGAGAATCAGCCCCGCATAATCCGCCGGCTTGGCCGTGCAGTATCCGCAGGCCGCAACCCGGTAGGCGAACTGGTACACGTCGTCCTTATACGGCATTGCAGGGGCATAGCGTTCGGTCAGCAGAATTCGGGAGTGGTCGGTCAGGCAGTCCCGGACAGAGGGATAATCGCGGAAAGCGCGATCCACGACATATTTGTAGCGCCCGTCCGGCATCCGCGTAATGGAGTGTACTTTGGGGAATCGATGGCCCTGCTTGTCGTCGTCGAAGTACTCGAACGTCCGCACGTATTTCACCGCCCCGCGCCACTTCTTCGAGGCGGTTATGCCGAATAGGTTGTTGCCGATGGCGGACTTCCCCCAGCCAGTTTCGAGCGCGGCCTGCGCGGCTACGAAGAGCGGGTTCAGCCCGGTTTCCTCGCAGGAGGCCGCGATGTCCGGCCAGTAGGTTTTCTTAAATTCTTTCGGTGTCATGATCTTGGTCGCCTTTATAATTTTATATGCCGTGGTCTTCCTATTCGTCCTTTTACATTGATCACGAGCGCCTCGCGGCCACCAGCTGCCGAGATAATTTTCGCTCCTTTTACAATATCCGGGATATTGATTGCCGAGCCGACCTGATAGCCGTCGCACATCAGGAGATAAGTGGCGGCAAAACCGTCTTCTGTTTCCACTTTCTCAAGGGTGTAATTTGCTTTCATGGTAGTATGGTGTTTGAGTGGTTTTTACTCTTCGTCGTAAATATCCGGGTTCGGCATGAATTCGGGGCCGGGGGCTTGCTCGCTTCTGGCCGGGCCGCGGGGGCTGCCGGACTGCCGACCTGCCCTCTCCATGTACTCCAGCACCGCGGCCACGATGCCCTGCGTCTCCCGGTTCTTCAACGCCGAACCCAGCGCGGCCGCCGCATCCGCAATCTTGGCCTTTTCTTTATCCTCGGACTTCTCATATACGCTCTTCAGCTCGATGAAGCCGATGAAC